CCTCATATCCTTCAACATCATTAAAATTAAAATCGTGTATAAAAACAAGATTATTATCATTTATCATATCTAAAATTGATAGAGCACAATATTTTCTGCCTCTACCGTCAATTAATACTTTGTCAAAATATAAATTATTATTTTTGGGATAATTTATATATTCTTCAAAAACTTCATATCTATTTTCTTTATTTGGAATTAATTTAGATTTAGATTGAATTAAAATATTATCTATATTTTTAATATTATATGTTTTTATAGCTATTTCTGTTCTATCCCAATAAAATTTATCATGTTCAATTGTAATTATTTTTTTAACTAAGCCTGAAAAGTAAATTGTGCCATTTCCAGACCCCCATTCCAAAAGAATATCATTTTTATCTAAATATTTTTCAATTAATTTATATTCCTTATAATGCATTAAAGGAGTGAAAAAATTAAACTTATTCATAATTCAAATTTCATTTTTATTATATACATAAATCTTATAATTTTGTTTATTAAATCATCTATATTAATTACATAACCATATTTACTTTCGACTGTTTGATGAAATATTATTTTTGATTTTGTAAAATTTTCAGTATAAATTCCCATATCATAAGGGTCGTGTCCTATAATAAATGAAGTAGTTTTGCACATAGTTGCGATATGCATTAATCCTGATTGTGTGCCGATAACTAATTTAGCAATGTTTAAATTACAAAACGATACTAAAATATCTAGATTATTTTTTTCATTAACTAAATTATGGTAATTTTTAAAATTTAAATCAATTGACAATGTTTCATTCTTGCCCCCTATAGATATAATATCCATATCTGTATAATTTATACATAATTCAGTTATAATTTTTATCCAACTTTCTTTTGATATATTTCTTCTAGCAAATCTAGATTCTCTATATCTGGGTAATACTATTATACAATTTTTAAATTTTTTAACATATTTTTCATTTTTTACATCATGATTATATGGCTCAAATATTCTCTCTCCTTCAAATTTAGAATAATTTTGTATTATATGGTATTCTGAATATTTATTTTTAAATGGTTCAGATAATATATTAGTATCAATAATATCTATATTTTTTATTGGATCATGTAAATGATGAGATGCTGATAGGAATCCATTAAATTTTTCATAATATTCTTCTGGAATTGGTAAAAAATTAGAAATTCCCCTATATAATGTTTTCCTATCTTCACTACAACAAATATAAGTTTCTATATTATTTTTATGTAAATAATTTAAATGGGCTGATATATATCTTGACCAACCCAATTCTGATATATCATAGAATAAATATTTAATTCCTTTTTTATAAATTGTGTTTTCAATAGATTTTAAATTTTCAAAAATTGTTGTCTTATATCCCATATTTCATTATTTTTTTATAATTTTCAAAAAAATTACTATCAATTTTAAGATCTAAATATTTAAATTCAATATTCAAATTATTAACTAAACAATAACTACTTATATTAGAATTTGTAATTATAATTTTATCACACTTTGATAATAATTCAGTTTCTATTATGATATCTTCTCCTAATTTATATTTATCTGTTGATTTATTATTATTATTTCTAAATATAGGATTATCTAAGATATTGTTTGATCTAATTATATCTTTAATAAAATAAATTGGGAAATCTTTAAAATAATTTTTAACAATTTCAATGGATTGGTAATTATCTGACATTAAATATAACATATCATAATTAGAAATATTATTTTCAATTTCTTTTAAATAATCTTGAATTTTTAATGGTTTATCTAATTTATTGTCTATGTGAGATCGATATAAATCTGTTTGCCTTATATGAACTCCAAGAACTTTTTTATCTTTAAAATTTTTTAAATTTAAATTTATTTTATTTTTAATATTTTCATTAATTTTTAAATATTTATAAATTAAAAAATTAATATATTTTCTAATATCAAAGTCTAAAATAAAACCGCAAATTTCTGTGTTTTTAAAATATCTTATATTTTCAATGTCTTTAATATTGATATCATAATCGTATTTCAAATTATTATTCAATTCATATCTTTGGAAAAAATCATAAAAACCTTTAGATGGATCATCACAATAATTTGTTGAAAAATCATTAAATTCTATATTATCTGATAATATTTCAGCTCTATTACAATTATTCAAATACCATAAAACATTAGAATAAAATCCTCTTCTGCCTCCGCTCACATAAATCATGTAAAATTAATTCTTTTTATAAATTAAAAATTTATTAAATCCTTTCATAGTATATACAGTATCTAAATCTTCAACAACCTTTATTTTATCAGGAATGACTCCCCATTTTTTTAACTTATTTATAAATAAAATCTCATTATTATTATCATTTTCATGTAATCTATTACCACCATTATTTTCATTTAAATGCCATATTACGCAATTTGGATTTATTAATAAATCATACCCCTTTAAATATAATTCATAAGTTGCTACTGTATCTTCCCTATGTCCTGACGGATAAAATTCAAGTGCGTATTCTCTTATTAAAGACACTTTAAATAAAAAATTACTATATATATGCTCTACCCTTTTAATGTCTTTAGATTGAATGCCACACATCTGTATATTGAAATTTGAATATATATCATCTATTTTATTATATAAATCTGAAATTTGATTTAGTTCTCTTTTTTTATCCTTATCATTTAAAATTAAACCAGACACAGCTCCAATTTTATCACTTTTTATTATGGTATTATGAAGTGTTTCTAAAACATTGTCATCTAAAATATTATCGTCATCCATTTTATATAATAATTCTGTTGAACAATTATTAAGTGCTATTTGTTGTGCATAAACTTGTCCTTTAGATTCTCCATAAAAATATGAAAATTTAATACCTTTAAGTTTAATTAATTTTAATATTTCTTTAAAAATTTTTATATTATAAAAATCTTTATTATCATTATCATCAACTAAAATTATTTCATATGGTAATAATGATTGATTTATTATTGACATTAAACTTAATGGTAAAGTTGTTTCATATCTACCTCTAGTTGTTATACTAACTGTTATTTTCATTATCTTATAATTCTATATTCTGATACTTTAATTTTATTAATTGAACCTCCTAAATATTTACTCAAAATTAATAATGGTAAAGCGTGAGATGGTTAACCCCTCCCCATGTCTAAATAAAATAACCATAATCTTATTCTTCTTTTAATTTATTTTCAAATATATCATCAATTTCATTTATAACTACATCCACATCAGGAATATATTCATATAATGTATGACCTGGAGGAATTGTGTCTATTGTGTCAGTTGTAAATTCGGTATGCCTTACTTCTAAATCATTTAATAATAATTTTTTATATAAAGCTTTTGTTTTATATGTTTGAACTCCATTTCTAAATGGCAAAATATGATCTGGATGCTTACATGTAGGTATAACAACAATCCAATTATCAAAAGCTCCTGCGGCATGTAAAGGAAATGAATCATTTGTTAATAAAACTTTTGACATTGATATTAAAGCTATTAACTCGCCCAAAGATGTAATATCTCTAAAATCTATCCCATCTTTAGGACAATCTATATCAATATATCCTTGTTTTTCATCTATATATTTACCAATTAATCCAACTGTATATTTTTCTGATAATTTATCCACTATAATTTGCCACCAATCTTTAGGTAAAGTTTTACTAGGCCACCACTTACCAGCATGGACTAAAATTAATTTTTTATTTGGATCTAGATTTTTAGATTTAATTAAATTAAACATATTATAAACATCTTCGATGTCAACTTTTAATTGTATAGTTTTATCATTATGTGGAATATTTCTTTTAATCATAGACATTGATGCAAAATCAGTTGGATGAAACAATACATGAGAAAGTTTATGTTCTGAATGATCATCATCTGGGCATGTATGTAAAGTTAATATAGCGTCTTTAATTCCCTTCCATTGTTCATAATTGAATAAAGGCATATCAAGATGTTCAAATAATCTAGTGAAATGTGACACAATATAAAAATTAGCATCTGGGTATAATTTTTTGGTGTATCTAATAGCTGGTTCAGAACATAATTGATCTCCCATCCCCGCACTAACAGATATTAAAATATTTCTTTTATATTTATATTCTGGAGAATCTTCTTTCCATTGCTCTATATCTCTTGACATAACATCAAATATCATATTTTTAGGAGCACCGGCATAATGAACTATATACGAATCTAATCTAGATATTCCGCAAAATTTATCTAATATGTCCATTCTATTAAATTTCCAATCTAAATCAAACATATCAACACCATCGTTCAAAATTCTTAAATTTATATAGGGTTGATCGGTTTCAACAAAATCAATTCCTTTGGGTAATTTAAATATTTGGCTATGTCTTCTAGAAATAACCATAACACCAGAATTATAAAATTTACCATTCCATTTTTTTAAATCTTCACCATAATATTTTCCAGCTTGCTCTAAATACTCATATCTAGAAGAATATCTTCCTTCATTAAACATTCCTAATTTATTTTCAGGTACAATTTCAAATAAATTCGGGCAATCATCTCTTATAATCATATCAATGTCTAAATAAATAATTCTTTTATAATCATTTAATAATTTATTAATATGAAATTTATTCCATTTTTGAGTAATATAATCGGGGTTATGTTCAGTGATATTTAAAAAATCAGCACCTATTTTTTTAGCATAATTTTCTAAAAATGGTAAAGTATATTTAGAAATTTCTTGATAATAATCCCCTATACTTATAGTAAAAACAAGATTGTCTTTTTTCATAATTATATTATATTTTTTTTATATTATATTATACTATAATATTTAAGTTTAATTAATTTATAGATCCCATCAAAGAAAACAATTATAAGTTTAATTTTAATTTAAATTAATGATTATCATATAAAGAAATCTGAGTTATAGATACTCTTGGATCACTCATTAAAATTGTCATATCTTCATTTGAAATCCAAGAAGGATGTGCTTTACCAGTGTTTTGTATAGGATCTGATTCAAAATTTATATTTTTAATTAATGTCTGGAAAGCCAAACCACCATAATCGTATCCCAAATTACATAAATCTAGAGGTATTGTTATTTCATATACCGATTCTGATTTAATTTCATTTAAACTTAATCCATCAGCCACAGCTTTAGAATATTTTATCCAATTATTTAATTTTAGAAAATCTAAAGTTTCTATACCATATAATTTTTTTCTTAAAATGGCATTTTCTTGTTCAGGAGTATATTTAGATCTAATTAAAGCATTTATTATAGTATCTCTATCTGAATTTGGAATATCTATATATTTAAAATAAAAATATTTAA